ATTAAGGAGGCTCTTACGCTATGAGTAGAATGGTTAGGTGTACAAATATACTAAAATAAATGAGTTAACCTTGCAACTTGACCAAATTCTTTGTGGTGGATGAATCCTTCAACTGCTTTTGGAACGTGAGCGTAGCCATTGCGACTATGCCAAGAGTCCGTTCCTGAAGGTGATCTCAAAGATTCTACCGTGACTCCGATGTAATCTTTAGAAGTCTTATGATGAACGTGGTGCGTGTAAACGTATCGATGTTTAGTAGCTGACCATTCCAACGGAAACTCCGTAGCCATCAGTAAAGGTAAGTCTTGGTGTTTCGCTCCATCTCCGTGAGTCGTGCCGATAAGGTTCTTTCCATACTTGAAACCTTTGCGATGTGCAATAGAGCAGTCAAAAGATATGTTCTTGCAATCCTTAAACCAAGTCTGAATAACATCAGCAAGAAAAAAACCGTGTGTATAATCGTGATTACTGGGATTGAAAGTAAAATGTACGTCAGCCACGCTGATAAGTTGTTCAAGAATTTCGACATATAGTTTTTTAGCTATTAGAAAATTAGAGTACCACATTCCGTCAGTATCCTGAGGAGTTCCTGAAGTAGTAGTTCGTCTTGGAGTATCGATGTGTAAGATGTCGTTACCGCCTATAAATAGAATCTTGTCAATATGAAATCCACTTGCTTTATCTAAAATGCCTTGTACACCTTCTAAGACACGTTGTACTGCTATTTGGTTGTTATACTCCTCTCCTACTTCGAAAGCATCGCAGAGCTTACCTATGTGGATGTCAGCAGGATCTATGACTAATAAGTGTCCGTCAGTTGATGGAGTTCGTGTTATTGTAGGATACTTCGGAGAGTAGTCCTGAATTTCTGCCAGTATTGACTCACGAATCTGCTCGTAGTTCTGCTCTTCCTGTTCCTTGAAGTTTGGATTCTTAAAGAATAAAGATGCGTTCTTTGATTTGAGCCATCCGTGTTTAACGTCAGCATCATTCAAGCCCATTTCGTTGGACTCTTTTTTTATCGCTCTATACTGATTTATTACATCAGCCTCTTCAGGAGATAAGCGATAGCGAAATTGTTTCTTCATAGTGGTGTTTTAGCGTACTTCATAAGCCACTTTGCAACAAATCCTGCAACGAAGCCTATAATAAATAACCAAAGATTAGGTTTTCTGTTTTTTTGCTTCTCGGTTTTGTACTTAACTACCTCTACTTTTTGGAGCATTTTTATTGTATCTCGTTTTAGTCTATACTCAATCTTTGTCTCAAATCGTGTTTTAGGCACGAAAGAACGCTTGTAACGAACGATTGTATCCTTTTGGACTATTACCTTCTCCCACGCAATAGAGTCTCTTAAAACGTACGGAATTGAGTCTATCGTGTTTATGACGAAAGTATCTGCAATCTCCTCGCATCGATAACCCTTTTTGATTGCCTTCCTGAGATGGTAGTTAGCCGAACACGAACTTAGCAATATGACAAGGATTAGCAGTCTCATAGATTCTTAAGCATTTCGATAACTCTTGGACAAGGATACATATCTGACTTGTCTTTACGGACTGAGTTGTGTGTGTAAATTCCGTTAGTGCCTTTGAACGCTTCTTTGTCAAGTCCCCAAATCTCTTCACGGTACTCTTTAGATATGTTGTAAGTCTCGCAAAGATATACTACTAACTGGCGAAGGCTTTCAATTTGTTCGTCCGTGTATTTGTACCAATGTTTATATCCTTTGTATGGCTCATCTAAAGTAGTTACCATTGAATCAGGAACTCGTGTACCTACATAGTTGTAGAACTTGCCGTTTTGCTCTTTCAAGTATCCCCAATTACAAACCTCGATTCCAACTGAAAGTTTGTTTAGGTTTTGGTACTTTACTCCCTGAGCTTTGAACTCCTTCTCTCCAACGCCTAAATGCCACGCCCATTGCTTAGAACTGAAGCATTGCACGATCAAACCATCTTGACCGATGATAAATGCCGTAGCTATCCTTTCGTTAGTACCATTCCAATAGCGACTCACTGCCTCAGCATTGCCACTACCAGCAGTATGGTGCAGATAGATTTGAGACTTCGGAGTGTTCTCTTGAAAGAACTGAGAATCCTTGAGTCTTGCTTGTTTGATTTTTGAGATGTCTAATTTCATTTTAACTCTTCTAATTGTTCTTTACCTCGTTTTACAAATGCGATAAACTTACTCCATACATTGATGCCAGTAACGGAATAGTAGCTTTCGTTGATTGATTTAACTTCCGTGAAAACGCAGAACGCAGTAAAGCCTTTGGTCAATACTAAGTCAACTGCAATGAAGTAACTCAATAAATCCGATAAGACGTATTTTTCAAGAAGGAAAATAAACACGATAGCACCTGAGTAAAGTAAGCTCTTAGAAATGGTATTAGAAAGCCTACGAGAACGAATAGATGCCCATCCGTTTTTCTTTACGCTTCGCCAAATACCAAAAGCCATATCGAGAATAATTGTAAATACCGCCATCAGCACCATAGGTTTAACAGGTGCTAAGACGGATACCAAAGAAAGAATTAAGAGAGAGTTAGTTTTCATATTGATTTACGATATGCCAAGTAAGATAAGAGCCATAGGCTAAAGCAAAGAATTTTTGGTATAAGTACTCGCCTTCAAACATTACTGCAATACAAGCAGCGTAGCCTAACACGAAATACATTGAACCTATTACGTCCTTATGCTTCATTTTTTACAATTTGTAGTGCATTGATAATATGAGCAACATCTTGGAGATTAAACACTCCCTTTTGAGTTGCAGCGTTCAACGCTTGTTCAAGAATTTGAATAGCCTGTTGCTTATCCATTATGCAAGGTCAATAGTTACACCAAATCCTGCCGTCTCCAACACACCTTTTATTAGTTCGTGTATTGTTACAAGGTCTTGGTTTTGATTTTCGCCCATTGTCAAAGCCAATGTTTCAGGCAAGTTCGTTGAAATTTCTTTCCAAGCCAATGCATCTGCTTTGTCTTTTGCGACAATCAATTTTGCATTTACTTTCTTGCCATCCATTTGGCAAAAATACTGAATACGAGCGTACACTTGTGGTGCATTAATCTCGGTGTTTTTAAACTTTGCGTTTGTAATTAAAAGTCCCATTTTTTTTATTTATTTATTATTGTAACAAAATCAATTTATCTCCTACTCCCGGTATGTGAACCATTAAGTAAAGGTTTGGACCACTTGCCAAAGTTAAATTACTACCGACAAGCATAGCGTCTCCATATGTACCATTATTAGAAATTCCTATACCATTATTTATACCTCCATTACCAATCCATACAGCGCCATTTCCAGAACTTGCTCTAAACACTCCATTTGTAGGTGATGACATAGCACAATTTATTATTGCTTCACCACTTCCACCATCAATAGACAAACCTGCAGATGCTTGAACTGAAATACCATTGGCAACAGCACTTCCAAATGAATACTGTGAATAGCTTGGATATATTTGTAAATCAAAACCCGAAGATGTATAAGGATTAGATATAGAATAATTTTTAAGGTTACCCCCACCAATTAATATATCAATACTACTATCTGCAAATACACCTCCATCATTGTAAGGAATTACGCCACTTGTTGGGTTAGCACCACCGCCTAAATCAGCGATGTCTTGAGTTGTTACTTTTACTGTCGCACCACTTTGCACTATCGGAACTACTTCCGTTCCGTTTAATGCCGAGCCTGATGTTAGCTCTGAAATTTTTATTTCTGCCATTTTAATTTATTTTATCGTTCTAATAAAGTTTCGCCTCCCCAAGAATGGTCATAAGATGAACCAAAGCCACCTGCATTGAACGTAGCCTCTTTTACTAAAAGGTCATTACCCTCAGTAGATAAAAAAGCATTGTTTTCTGCAAGTAAGTTAGTTACTTCTTGTCCGTTTATTTGTCCGTCAGCACCCCAACTAATGACGTTTAAAACGCCTTCTCCCCATCCTATGTTATTTGCCATTCTTGTTTAGTTTAGTTAGAAAAACACGAAGTTTCTCGATGTTCTCTTCTTTTGGTTTATAAGTTCCTACCTTAGTCCGTGTTCTCATATATACCATCCTATGTTATTATTCGTTGTATCAGGATACATATCTCCGTTTGAGTTTAAGTTGTACTCAGGAAACAAATCGTTTCTGAATGATATATAGTCGATAAAACGCTCAGTGTAGTGTTGTGCAATTTGACGTTCCTTTTCAATTAGGAAGTCTACTTCGTTTTTTTCTACGTTCTCGCTATTCTCAGACGAATGCTTATATACTCCCTTGTTAGCGATCGTGTAAGCAGCGAAAGGTAAATACTCAACCATTGCCCAATGTATCAACATCGGCTTAATATAGTTATTAGTCAAAGTCTCGTAGTTACCCGAAAGAGTACCTGCAATGATATCTGCCTGAATCTTCGCCAGTAACTTCGTACCTAAGTAGTTTTGAATATGAATGTCTTGAGCGATTTTGACAAACTGAATGAACTTGTCCGTATCTACTGAACCATTAACGGCAGTAAACCTAACTAAATCGTCTCTTGTTATAAGTAGTGCCGTTGCCATTATCTTGTAATTTCTCGTTTAGGTTGTGGATTGCTTGGTAAGAATCCGTAATTAGGCATATCAACAGGGCGTTGCGAAACTAAATCCTCGTTCTTTACAACATATCCGTATTTAGCTGCTTTCGCTTGTGCAATTTGTTTAGCCTTTGGAGAGTTTACGTCAATACCTCTACCCTCAAAGTTTACATAAACTTGCTTATTCCAACGATGGTGACAATTGCCTCCACCTTTGTAAAGCCAAATAGAATAAGTATCAGCACCTTTAGGCCCCCATCCTGAGTTAACTGCTTGACCACCCATACGAATGATATCTTCCTTGCGATAGATTTTATCTGACTCAATCATTTTTCTACAAAACTGACGAGTCTTAGATTCTACTGCTCCGACATATTTGTAACGAGTGATGAAGTTGAATCCGTCTATTACTTCATCTTGTCCTGATTTTGCATTAGGAACGGCAGTACCTGTACTTACTAACTCAACTAACTTCGAAAATAAGCTCTTTTTAGGTTCTTTAGAGAGTAGTTCGTTCTCTGCATCGTCATTATCATAGTCAACAGGAAATTCGTCTATTAGAAGCCAATTTTCGTTAGGCTCTTCTCCTAAGTCTATAAGTGATTGTGCAACCTCGTTATCTAAGTGTTCGTGTTTGCTTAGTTCAGTTCCTGTTTCTTCAGCTACTTGCTCCGTGTTTTGAGCGTTCTCCAAATCCGTAAATTCAAGCGGTTTGAGAGTCTTAAAGAATAAGTTTAAGGAAATGTTATTAAATGCTAAAATCTCGTCTAAGGCTTCAAGTATTTCATCCTGAAGCGGTTTAATCACCATATTGTTAAACAAGATAAACGAGTTTTGCAATTCATCAGCGTTAGAACTAAATCCGTTAGCTCCTGCAATCCCAAAAAGTAGCGGAGATGTAACGTTATGGCCGAGCATAATCTTACGCATACACTCCTCACTTAAATAAGTGTAGTGTTCAGGTGCATCGTTTAAAGGTAAATCGTCAACCGTAGTTTTCGTGTCCATATTGTCGTTGAACGCAACGATCACTTTCTGACCTTTACTGCCAGTTAACTTACCTAATACCTTATTTGTGATGATTGATTGTTGCTCTTCAGACGGTACTCCGTTGTTGAAGTTTACAACCTTCGTTCCTGAGAAGCCGTTTTGAACTTCGTTGATTAAGTAATCGGCTATCTCCTCCTCCAATACTGCGTAAGGAACTGCTCCTTGGTAGTCAACGTATGAATAATACTTCATACCTACCGAGTAAGGCTTAGAGAATAGTATCTCAATCTTGTCTTTTGAGTATCCAAAAGCAGGAATGCGAGTAGGAACGTATTTTTTTACATCAGTCCAATCGTCAGAGTAGTAGTAGGCTTCGATTTCTCCATCTTTATTGCACTTCTCAGCTCTTAAAAGATTTACAGGAATGTGGTAAGCCTTTAGTATTTTATCGTGCTTGTCATTGTAGTGTACTTGGATAGCAAACTGACCAAGCATCTTTCTATCGAGAGCAATCTTACGCAAACACTCTTTAGAGAACATTGCCATAGCAGCAGCGTACTCATTAGGCTTACGAGAAGCATCTACTGCTGATAAGCCACGCCCATAAATAAGACGAGCGATGTTGTTAATGATTGCCGAGTTGGTTGTAGAATTTGTGTATCTATCCAAGAGGAAAGAATAATAGTCATTATCCTCACCGTAATCTACCCACGCTTCACGCTTACTCTCTTGAATAACGGGAGTAGTGTATGCAGATAGGTTTAAGACGTGTACGTTGTTACTCATAAACTATGAACGTATTTGATGTTGTATTAGATGTGTATTGTCCGTTGTTTACGGAGAATGTTACGATGTTTTGATCAGTACAAAAGATTCTATCCTTATAGACAATATCCGTGTTTTTGTAAAGAACTAAATCGTAGTAGTGTCCTTCAGTAAGTGTGAACTCTGCCTCAATAGTCGACAAGTAATCGCCAGTAGTTTGCGATATGATTGCTATCGTTTGAGTTACGTTTGTTTGGTCATCAGTAATCTTCATCACGTTTGGTGTTTCTCTCGGAATAAACGAGAAGGTCTGAGCTGATGTTGATGTCGTTAGTACAATCATATTAAAGTAACTAACTTACTGCCGATTTGTTTTAAAATAAAAAAGGGAAGCCGAAGCCTCCCTCTTTACACGCTATGAAGAAACCAATTAAGCAGTTACAATAGTAGCTGAACCAAAGGCAGTAGCCAATGCGGATTCTGAAGCTACATCGATAAGATTAGCATAGATTTTTTCTTGGCCTACAAAAGTCAAAGTGTATCCGTTAAGGTCACCCATTGCAGTACCGTTAGTTGCGTTTGCAGTAGTTAATTCCATTCCGTGTTCAATACCTGCCAAAAAGAATTGGTTGTTGCGGTTCTTGATAACGATATGAGGACGGCCATAAGCTAACAATTTAACTGACTTGTGTGTAGTAGCATCTTGCTTCTTTAAAGTCATTGTCAAAGTCTGCTCTGCAAAAGCAGTTCCGTTTTCACGAGAAGAGTTGAATACTTGGTCAAAAGTGTTAGTTCCTTTGAGTTCGTATTTGTATAGGTTAGAAACACCTGAAACGGCAGATATAACATCGTTAGTTTCGGTTACTCCTGATGGATAAGAGTAGTCTCCAAAGTTAATGAAGTAAACTGCATCGATACCACCAACGGCATCTTTACATACTTCCAATCGGCCATTTGCTAAATCACAAGACATATTTTTAAGTTTTAAATGTTATAAAAAAGGGAGGGAAGTTTTTTACCGCCCTCCCCGATTATTTAAAGTTGACTAATGATTAGTTAGCAGAGTTTGTGATTCCGTAAGTTACTACATCCTCAGCAAATCCGTATTTAGCATCAGCAGTGAAACGCATAACTACACGAACGTTTTGTGAACCGTCGATGTCACCCATATCCAATACTTTTACCTCGTTCATATCGTTCAACAAACCTGTTGCGAAATAAAGGTTAGATTTTTGAGCTAACAATGCAGTGTTAGAAGCAAGACCATTTGCCATAAATACACGAACACCATCGAAGTAAAGGTCACCCAAAGATTGGTTTGTACCTTTGTTATCGTAACCGTTAGCACCTACACCTGCAGCAGCGAAGCCACCCAATGCACGAACGTAAGCACGATAGATGTTGTTAGATACATAAAGAGTCAAATCTTCTTTTCCGTATACTGAAGCAGGACAAGCGTCAACGATTTTACCAAGCTCAGTAATAACGTTAGCAGCAGTTACAGTAGTACCTGCAACTTCTTGAGCAGCAGGAAGAGCAGCATCAGTAGTCAATTGAGTCATAATACCTGCAAACTCACCAGCAGTTGCGTTAACACCTGACCAAATTGAAGTTTCCATACCTGCGGCAACTTTCTCAGCAGCGTGAGCTATAAGGAAGTCAGCGAAAGACTTAGGAAGTGTGTTAAATGCAGAGTAACCCATTTGGATTGCATCCCAATCTGAACGGAAGTCAGCTTTACAAAGTTGTAAGTTTACTTGGAATGATTCAGGTTGAAGAACA